GAGGGAAGTACAACTACTTTCACTGCTCAAGTTAATATCCAACCTCTAAAACCTTACGAGCTGATGCAATTCCCTGAATCAGAAAGATCAAGAAGTTGGTGGAAGGTTTATTCTGCTGATGTTCTTCGTACTGAGAAACAAGGAATCGGCGGTTATGACAGCGATGAGTTTATTTGGAAAAATGATCGCTATAAGATTATGCGTGTAGATGATTGGACGAATGCAATGTCAATTCTGGAGCACACGAAAAGTATTGCTGTTCGTATGGAACTAACCCCGGATGTCCCATCTGAATAAGGAATAGCCTAGTGAATGTAAAAGCTGACTATTCTGTTTGGAATAAGCTTAAAAAGAATATGCTTCAGACAAATGAAGTTACTGGAGAGCTTGGTTGGACACCTTCTGAGGTTTATGGATCAAACCATGACAATTTACCTATGGCCCAAGTAGCTAATTGGATTGAGGAAGGTGTAGCAAGTCAGAACATACCCCCTCGCCCATACATGCGTGTTGGCCTTAGAAATGCCTTGAAGAAAGGTGAAAATAAACAGCAATTTGACATGATGGTAAAAGCTGTTCTAGATGGGCGAAGTGTAATGCAGGCTTATAGAACATCTGCTAATGCTTTTGAGAATACACTTCGTAAAGTTATGCTTGATTGGGATAACCCAGCCAACGCCCCGCTCACTGTTGCATTGAAAGGTTTTGATGATCCTTGGGTTGAAACTGGTGAGCTGATAGCAAACGTAAATATGAAAGTAGGGAAGGCTGAATAATGTCTGTTTATTCTTTAGTACGAACAAGCATTAGGAATGCAGCTTTAGTTGCTTTAAATGAATACCCTTCTGCTTCTGTAATTTTTAGCCACGTAGGAGGCTGAGAACCAATTGGTAGTTATGTTGTTATTAATATTCTAAGTATTGATCAACAAGGACATGCTTCAACCTCAACATTAACAAATGAAAGTGAAGAGCTTACTGTTTCTGGTAGTTATCAAATCTTAACTCAATTTTCATTTGTAGGTAAAGACTCTGGCGATATGGCTCAGAGCTTTACACAAAGAATTAATAATAATCCTTGGTCGCTTGAGGCTTTAGGCAGAAACAAACTTGGCTTAATGCGTAAATCACAAATTAGAAGAGCACCACAAAAAAGAGATACGCAGTGGGTTGAGTATCATAATATGGATGTTACTTTTAACTATATTATCCAAACCCAACAATTAGTAGATGTAGTTGAACACGTTATCATCAACCTTAAAACTGACGATGCGGACAATGAATTTACAGTTCCACCGTTACCAACCCCGTAGCCTTCCGCTGCACAAAATATAGGAAAAACCTATGTCGGATCTTGATGATATCGTCAGAGTAGTAATCTTTGATCAGTCTACCGCAATTTCCACCGCTTCATTTCAATACCCACTAATCCTTTCAACACACACTAAATTCCCAGAACGTGTACGTCGTTACACTAGTATTTCTGCTGTTGGTGCTGACTTTGCTGTTACAGATAAAGCCTATATTATGGCAAGTAAGGTATTTGGTCAGACTAGTGTTCTAGGTGCTCCACCTCCAGCCGTATTCATCGGCCGGCGTCAAGTAGATCTTGTAACGGGCTCTATCAGCACTGTTGCAGATAACACTGTTTACACTGTAACAATTAATGATGTTCCTTATAGTTTCACCTCCGGTGCATCAGCTACAGCAACTCAAATTGCTGCCGGCCTAGACACTGCTGTAGGTAGCCCAACAGGCATCAATTTCACAGCATCTACTGGCACATTTACAGTTAGCCCTACTACCCCTGGTGCTAATTGGAGTGTCAAAGCTTCAAGTAATATTACTCTTGTAAACACCACTACAACTGAGACTTGGGTTGATGCCCTACAAGCTGTAGAAATTGAAAATGACACTTGGTATCTTCTATTAGCTGATACTCAGGTAGCTGCTGAACAAGAAGCTCTTGCTGATGCTATCCAAGCTCGTGAGAAAATCTATGGTCTTTCCTCATCCGATCCTGTAGCAATCACTACTGGCATTACTGACATTGGTTATAAGTTAAATGCTAAGAGTGAAGGTCGTACTTTCGGTGTTTACCTGCCAACTGCTGCCACTGAATATCCGGAAGCTGCGTGGGCTGGTAGTCAATTAGCTGTAACCCCTGGGGCTAACGATTGGGACTTCAAGCGTGCTGCTGGCGTAACTGTTAGCAAACTTAGCCCAACTGCTATTACCAACCTAAAAGAGAAATCCTGGAACTATTACATTCAAAAAGCTGGCGTGAACATCTTTATGAATGGGGATATGTTTGATGGTAAACCAATTGATGTCCAAATTGGCAAAGATTGGCTGAAGGCTCGTTTACAAGAAGCTGTATTCTTCCGTCAAGTTAATAGCTTAAAAATCCCCTTCACCGACCCCGGATTTTTGATCGTAGAGAATGAAATTCGTAGTGTACTTTCTGTTGCTGAAGGTAATGGTTTAATTGATCGCGGATGGACAATTTCCACTCCTCCGGTATTGTCAGTACCAGAAACATTGCGGGCACAACGTGCAGCCGGTGTTTTCGTAATCCGAGCACGTCTACAAGGCGCTGTCAGATTCGTTGATATTGAATTTTACCTTAGTGTATGAAGATAAAGGTTTCTTTATTTAATCTTCCGTGATAGACTATTTAGTCTAATACATTTTATAGGGGATAATTTTGAAACCTTTTTATTTATACAAAGTAACAAATCTTGAAAATGGTAAATTGTATATAGGTGTTACCAAAAACTTTGAGCTAAGAAAGAAACAACATATTAACTCCAGAAAAAGTCAAAGAAGCCTCTTAAATAAGGCAATTTTAAAATATGGAGTTGAGAAATTTTTGTTCGAAGTTATTTGCATAGGGGATGAAGATTATATTTATGACCTTGAGGTTAAGGCCATTATTTCTTATAATTCGAATGCAAGTATTGGTCACGGTTATAATATTAGCGCAGGCGGAAAAGGAGGCGAGGGAAGCTCTGTAAGTAAACGCAGAGACGATAAAGCTATTTATGTGAAAGGCTTTTGGTTTCCTTGCCGAAGAGTATGTCTTGACAAGCTGAACCTATCTGCCAGCTCTTTATGGGGGAGAATGAAACTAGGAGATGCTGGTGAAGAAAGGTGGCTAAGGCCAACCAGTATCCTAGATAAGCCAATTTATGTATCAGGGTTTTGGTTTAGAGATTTACACCTTGCATCTTATTTACTTAAAGTACGAAAAGAAATCTTAAATTCAAGAATCAGAATTGGTCAAATAGAACAGAAAGTAGATAACCCCGGAAGACGTAAACAAGAAATTTATGTTGAAGGTGTTATCTATCCATCTCTCAATGACGCCGCAGAAAATTCTAAATACACTAGAAAAATGTTATACAGGCGTCTGAAGAATGACCCTGAAAACTTTTATTTGACAAAAAATTCAGAGGAAAAATAAGTGGCTGATAATTTTATCTCCAATTACCTGCCGGACAACTTCACCATTATTCTCAGTAAAGGTGATTTTTTACACCGCATCACCGGTTTTGCTGATGGTAGTTTCGTATCCATGAATAGGATCGTACCAACTTCAACACCCTATCAAGGTGTTGGTGACAATGCTTTTGGACGTGTAAAACGTCGTGTTACAGCAATGGATGTAACTATTACATTACATCAAGGCTCACCTTCAAATACTGTACTCCAACAATTACAGATTGAAGATTCAAACACATCAGGGAATGAGTGGGTTTTTAACTGCACCATGAAAGATCCTAGTGGCCAAACTGTAGCATCTTCTAGTTCAGCTATTATCGCCTCTCCAGCTAATGCTGATTTCAGCTCTGAGTATGGTACTCGTGATTGGAGTATCTATCTATTTGGTAGTGATCTATTCATCGGTGGTAACACACCTCTTGATGCGTCTGATGTTGCTGCAATGAGTGCCCTCGGTGCTGAGGTTGACCCACGCTGGACAGTTGCAGGGCAAGAAGCCTAAGAGGATCAAATGGCCTCTAATTCTATCTTTAACTATAACCCCGACGAAGTTAATTGTCTTGCTTGGGGTATTCCCCTGACAGGTTTCGCTGATGGATCTTTCATCAGCGTTACTAAAGATTTAACTTTATATGCGTCAACAAGGACGCCAGACGGTACAGTGGCTCGTGTAGGTAATAATGATAAAACCTATACAATCACCTTAACTTTCCATTGTGGTAGCTTCAGTAATGATGTTCTTACAAAATTCTGGCAACTAGATGAAATTACCCGTAAAGGTAAGTTTCCACTTCTAATTAAAGATTCTAGTGGTACTGATTTATTCTTTTCAACTAACACTTGGATTGAATCAACACCAGAAATGATTAAAAGTACATCTGTTGATAATCGTACTTGGACTTTAAGAAGCTCTCAAGCTGTTGTTAACTTCGGCAGTAATATGGACCCATCAACTATCCTGCAAGATTTGACTAATATTGCTATTTCTGCAATCCCAGCCTTGGAAGGAATTGTATAATGGGTCAATTTACTGTCGATACATATAGTCCAGAAGATGTTATTCTTACAATAGGTGGTTATCAACTAACTGCTTGGGAAACTATTAGTATTTCAAGGCGTGTTGATACATTCATTCCTGTATTTGGAATTCGTGGTAAACATACAATGGTTCCTACAGGGGATACCTCAGCTACAATTGTTATCCCCTTACTTCAAACTAGCGCTAGTAACGATGTTCTTTCTGCAATCCATGATTTAGATTCGCAATATGGAACAGGAAGACTAATTCTAATGCTTAAAGACAATTCGGGACGATCTATATTTAGCTCTGATGAGGGGCGTATTATGGGATACCCTGAAACTGTATATTCTGGTGGTTTTGAATATAGAGCTTGGAAGATTTTCTTACAAACTACATCAACATATATTGTTGGTGGTAATAGTAGTCCTTCCACATCAATCTTTGATAGTGCTTTAAACACAGCAACCAACTTTATATCAAGTTTTTAAAAACTCAATTATCTTAGGAATAATATGGCAAATATTCTTCAACAAATCGCACTCCCTCAAGAACAGATTGAGGTAGATGGGGTTGAATATCTAGTAACAGCAATGTCTGCTACAGATGGTTTAAAATTTATGGAACGTGAGCAAGAGTCGATTGACTCTGGTAAAACAGACCTTAGCGTTATCAAACAAGTAGTTGTTAAGTATGTTGCTCTTGATAATAAGAACATCACTGACAAATCATTTGATATCATCTTCTCTCGTAAACTTAAACACCTCCAGAATCTTTATAAGGAGGTGTTGAAATACAATTTTGAAGATGTTTTTACAGCACCCGATACAGAGGAACAGGAATAACCCCTGGCTCTGTATCACCTCCAAGTGCTTTGGAGAAAGAAATACAAAGTAAATTTTCTCAGAGATGGGAGATTTATAGAGTTGCTACACATGAATTGGGTGGTGTTCATCTGATCCCTCTTATGAGTACAACTTACAGCACTAAAGATTTGTATAATATTCTTGAAGTGTTGGATGTACATGACACATTTAAAAAGATGGCTGTTGATAAACAGAAAGCCCAGCAAGCAAACAAGAATAAAGGACAGCCTTAAGTGATTATCTCTAAATATGTTGCACAAGTGCAATTACAATTCGATAAGAAAAGTATTGCAAATGTTGATAAACAATTAAAGGCTGTTGAGGCTAAACTAAGAAATTTTGGTAAAACTGGTACTAAGAGGTTTGCATTAGATCTTGGTAATTTCAATGTAGATCAGAGACGCTTGAACATTGCTCTTGGCAATGCTTTGGACGTAGCTTCAGCTAGAACTATATTTCAAGTTAGTAGATTCTCTGTAGATCAGGGCCATTTAAATCGTACAATGGCTGCTGCTATGCGTACAGCCACTAATCTGGCTAATCAGGGCACAAGACTGCGACCTAACGTCCAGACACCTCATTCTGGTGTTCGTGAGTCTTCTAGAGCTGCAAGAAATGCTGGTGTAGGTGGTGCTATTGGTGGTGGATTATCACGTCTATATGGCCCTGCTGTTGCTTTAGGCTTAGGTGGTTATGGTCTCGGTGCTCTTAATAGACGCAACCAAGAGGTTGTTTCGGCTCAACTACAAACCTCTGCTGTTGTTCAACAAGCAGGTGGTACAGCACAACAAGGAGCTGATTCTTTTCAGTATCTTCGTAATGAAGGTCAAAGGATTGGCTTTAACTATCTAGATGCTTCTCAAGACTATAATAAACTCATCTCTGGTCTTACAGGATCTGGTGTGGGTTTAGGTGAATCTCAGAAAGTATTCACTGGTTTTGCTGAACTAGCCCGTGTTAATAAATTAGACAAGACGACACAGAACAG